AATCGGAACTAGCGCCCAATTTTGCCATCATGGTCATAAGACCAGTCACTTCTTGGCGAGAAGCGGGAATCGTGGCAGAAAGAGTTTGAATTTCTTTTCGGTACGATGACAAAGAGGCGCTAGCCGCATCGGTGTTTTTTTGGCTTAAAGTTAAAGTAGCCTTTAAGGTACCAAGCTCTTTTTCAAATTTTGAGGCCGAAAGAGTAAGGCCAGTAAGGAGTACAGCGTCTGCTGCGGCAAAGCCGAATAGACCCTTCCGTACACCTTTACCAATCTTGTCCATGGTAGTAACAAGGCCATTGACAGATTGTTTTAGCTTCTCTGTTCTTTGTACGGAAGCGTCTATTTCAGAATTGTATTGGGAAGTGTCGGCGGTTAAAACTACATTAGCTGTTTGTTCAGCCATTATCTGACGACGTCCTTTCGGCTATACGCTTCTCTTTCACGCGACGTTTCGCAGCCGCCTGCCCAGAGGTGGGCAGCAAGGTTACGGTTGTCCCAGGAAGCGCGTTGTCGTCTTCTGTGACGTGCTTTGTGTAACAACCCTGACAGAATTGAGACACTGGTTCGTATGCATATTTACTTTCTTCCCACTCCCATTGCGCAGTTCCGCACAATTGGCATCTAAGTCCCTTTTCTATGAGAAAGGCCAACGACTTAGCTCTGTCCTCATAGGACCAGGTTAGAAATTCTGAATGTGGAATTCCGTATTCATTGCATAGCTGAAGTTCTGAGTAGAACTGATTGTCATATCTCAGCCTCTGTCGAAAAAAGGGATATCCATCCCCTGATTGCAAAGTTCAACTGCTGATACAAACAACTGCATAATTTCGCCTCGGTTCCAGTCTGGAGAATTCCAGATTTCCGACCATTGCGTAGGGCTCATTTCAGGCTCTGCGCACACAGACGAAAGAATTGCTGGAGCAAACGTATTAATATTATACGAAGCGCCTTCTGCTCTTTGTTCAGTTGTTGGAGGATTTTTAGTTAAAAGGCGGTCATAATCAACAGAGCCGATCGAGCGGAACAAGAATGTTACTTCTTCTTTTTTTCCACCTTCGGTGTTCATAAGAAACGTAATTTCTTGTTCCGCACGAGGCTTTGTTTTTAGCATTTCAAAAGTGACTCTTTTTGAAGCGTCGCTTTGCTTTTGACGTGCTGTTACACCTTCTGCTTTAGTGGGCATCTGCAGTTTCTCCTATTATTAGACTACGGTTACACCGTTAGATACAGACGACTTGGCGCTATCGCCAGTTGCGTTTGTAGCAACGATTTTGTAGAACGTAAGACTAGTCGCCTGTGAAGTAAGCGCGGCTGTCGTTCCAGTGATAACAATGTTGGTGGAAATCTGTGTGGCAAATGTTCCGCCCGCAGTAGAATCCTTGTAGACCTTGTAGCCAGTAATTGTTCCGCCCTGTGTTGGGAGATCCCAATCGAGAGTAACAAGTCCGGTAGAAGCTCCAAGGGTTGCAACAACGTTAATTGGTGCTGATGGAACTGCGGTTGCTGTTAGTTGGAAGTGTTCATTAGGTGCGCCTGTCAAAGCTGCCTGCACCGTGAATGTCAATAGACCATTGCTTGACATATTTGCCATTGAGCGTGAAAGAACCAATACTGGCCACACTTCAACATAATCGCCATTTGAAATAGTATTTGTTGTGCGTGAAATTACAAAAATTCCAGTGTTTCCACGAGAAAGAGTGTTCCATGCAGTGTCTGATCCGCCTTCGGTCAAATCGTCTCTATAGAGATCAATCTGGAAAGTGCCTTGTTCCACACCACGAATAGCGGGTTCAAAACGCGAATCCATTGCCGGGATAGGAAGTGCCTGCGCAGCAACAGAAGCCTGAAGTGACATAACATAAGGAGTTACATCAATACCAGTGCTCGCTAAGTCTGTAGCGCTGACAGAAGCTGGAACGCCAAGAGTTGCAGTGTCCAGGTAGTAAATTTTCGTGTTGCCGTTTGGAATTAAACGGGCCATATTTTTACCTCCGCGAAAGGTACTGCATTATGCAGTAGCTGTTTTTGTGACCCAGACGGTATACGCATCTGTTTGGCCCCAATATTGTGGTTCAGTAGCATCCACCCTTTGGATACCACCAATTGCGTCAACTCTAACTGAAATTACTTTATAGTTAGCGTCTCCTAGATTAAGTGTAGTGCCCTTTAGCAACGCAAGATTGGTTCGCGCTAAATCGGCCGTCCACTCAGTTTGTTCTCTTGAAACACCAAACGAACTGACTGTGTATGTTGTCTGCCAGTCTGCTTGAAAATCACTAATTGGCCCCGAACTGCTTGAAGAAGTGCCAATACCGACAACACAGAACGGAACAAAGTTTGTCCCTTCCGCGTTTGGTTGTCCGCCCGTCCAGCCTGCCCCCTTAGGGGTTACGCCGTCTCCAACAGGTTTACCAGTTAATTTGACCTTATCAATTATTGTTTTAGTAAGAATACGTCTATTTAGCATTTTTTCCCTTTACGATAACCAAAGCACCAATTTCTGTAAGTTCATCAATAAAAGGTTGCAAAACTGCTTCTAACGCTCCACGCATGTAGTATTTTGGTTTAATTCCAGGATGCGTTACTTTTTTAGCAAATATCTTTCTGCCATTAATTGTGAATACCAAATATTTTCCCTTTTTGGGAACAATTGTGTATGGCTGTCCACCAAACTCTCCCCTGGACGCCGTACCAAATTCTTGGTAAACACCGTAATCAACGTGCGGACCGATGGTTGCTGAAAAATCTCCATCATATTGAATGTTGATACTTTCACGTAAAGCGCCAGTCCTAATCGGAGCCTTGGATCTAGCAATTTGAGCAATTTTATCAGCAGTGTCGTGAATTAGTTCTTTGGTCAGTTTTTCAACAAGTTTGGGGGCATTTTGCAGATTACCAATCAATGATGTTAAATCTGCCGTAGCGGCAGCAACATCAGTCATGTTCGTGCCAAGTTCTGTTGTCTGCCATGGTTCTGAGGTGCATAGTTCTTACAGCCATAAGATACCCGCCGCCATGTACGCCAGTAATGCGAAAAGACTTTCCGACTAAATCTGGATCCGTTTTATGCGTAAGCACAATAAGAGTATCGTCAGTTATCGGAATTGGTCCGTCAATATCAACGGGGATTGAACCAAAGGTGTCAGAAAATGTTAAATCTCCCTCGGAAATAACAATTGGAGCGGGTCCATTAACATTCTGAATTCTGGCTTTTCCTTCATAGACTATATAACCTTGGCCAGCTTCAATTAGTCCGTTGTCTGTATTTAGAGCAGAAGGTTTGTTTCTGTAAATACGGACCGTATCTTCCATCTGTGCTTCAGCGTGAACTCTGACGTATTTAACCGCCATTGCAGATATGGTCCTAGGCATTATGGGTACGTACTTCCGGTCTCGGGTTCTGGGCTTCTCCAGGCGCCGCCATAATCTTGCTGGCCGCCTCGGTAGTTGTCGTGCATGCCCTTTGACCAGCTCAATGGAGCAATCGTTGGGTCAAATTCTTCTCCATAGATGATACCTCCAACATCTGGAGCGCCACCTACTTCTTTTTCCAGTTTGTACTGATCACGCAAAGATTTTGCCAATTGAGTGTATTTCTGCTGGAGTTCATTGGCTCCAACAGAAACACCATCTGCGCTGTAAGTGACTTCTCTAGCAAACTTCGATGAAATAATATCGCAGGCGTTAGCGGCAACCAGAATAAAAGAAACATATATTGGATACCATTTGCCAATTAGATAGTTGACTTCCTCATCGGATAGTAACTGATCGCTAGTATTGGTATCCTGGATGTAAAAGCGAACCTCGTCCAACGGGGAGTTGGATGGGTTTCCAGAATACGTAAACGTCATTACGCGCCTTTGCGACCGTAACGTAGATTTTTCTTGTCAAGAGCTGCAATAATTGGAGGTAAAACAGCTCCTAGACCAGCCGCAATCCACACTTTAATATCGTTTGCGTGAATTTTTGTAATATCTGCGCCGCTTGCGACAAAGAAGGTAAGAAGAATTGCCGCAAAAGATGAAGCGTAATCCTTAAGAGCATTTACATTAAGACTATCCATTATGACTCCTAAATTTGTATTTTTTATTTTTCTTGGTGTTTTCAAGCGCGTAGTAGTTTGCTGCTGCG